TGTGCTGCTCTTGGTGGGTTGTTTGGTGGTAGTGGATCAACTTGTGGTGCAGGAACATCTTTCGGAACTTCATACCCCTGTGTTTTCCCCACAGGATCTTGCTGCTTCGGTAACTCACCCGCAGGAGGTATCACTTATTGTGAGAATGGTAAAACTTATGGTGACTGCTTAAATCCACCAACACTTGGGGGTAGCGGTGGTGCAGGTTGGTTCGCAGGACAAACTTGCGGTCAATTACAAGAGACGAATATATGCACCGCTGGTGATTTTGTAGAAGACGTTGCATGTTGTGTTCCTTTCTACAGGGATGTTACACATGATGGTGTGATCCCCCCTGTGGATAATCCTATACTAGTAAATTATAATTGCATAAACACCAGCACAACTGCGTGTGAATTGATTGGTGGTATCTCGAATCCTGATGGAAAACTTTGTGAAGAAGTTGATTGTTGCACAGAATCATATCAGCCTCCGTGTGAAGAAAATACACTTGGAACGCTCAGTGAATTTATTACAAACGCTCAGGGTTCTGTGGAAATAATTTGCACGGATACCTCTCTTGTAGGATCATTAGATATTCGTGATGCTTTTATCGAGGCAAATGAAATATGTCCTACTTGCGATATCGTTGCTTACACAACAACCTTTTCTGAGGAAAGACCTACTTATTGTGATCCAGAGCAAGAAACACCATATGTTGCATTCAATTGTGTTTGGAGATTTAACACCGACTCAAACAGATACGAGTTTTACGAGTGTGATGAAAGACAATTTTTAGAAAGTGAAACGCCATTTAATAGTCTAACAAGTCCTTTATCTCCCGATAGGTATACTGGTGGAGATTTCATCTTTAGTCCGATTAGACTGTCACCTTATACAGAAGTCGGTATACCTGAAACATGCAATCTATGTAACACAGTAACTCCAACCAATTGGATAGGTGCATGTTGTAGTGGAAGTGACTGTAATACTGTTGTGTCGAGTGAAAACTGTGATGGTGACTTCTACCTCTCAAGACAATGCACATTAAACTGTGACTCCCTTCCGTGTTGTGATGCGAGTGGATTATACTATAAAAACTGTTTTAGTAAATCAGCGTGGAATACAGACTTTGTTACTCTCGAACAAAATAGTGGATGTCATGATCGGTTTGATTTGATTGGAACAGAACCGTTAGCAAATAATATGATTTCATATGCATTGTCTTTGGGTGTTCCTATTACCATCATAAACCAGTATCCAGACACTGACGGAACAGATTGTGAGAGTTGTGATGCACCTTGCTCTCGAAATAGAGGAACATGCTGTTTAAATGGTAGATCAATTTATAATGTAACGAGTGATGAATGCACCAACTATGGAGGTCTGTTCAAGGGGTGCGAGGGAAGACCATATCTCGTTCCGTCATCTGGTGGATTTAATTTTGCTCCAGTAGACTCTTGTGAAAGTAACGAGGGATTCGCACCACCTGATACACCTAAAACTCCTACTATTCAAAGAGGAGTTGCTGTAGCATCACAAAATAATCTTCTATACTTTAGACGAGGACCATTCAATAGCACGACACAAATTGAAAATGCAATAAATGACACTCCTGAATATTTAAATGCAAATGATAGACGGATGGGAGTTTTTGGAGATACAGTATTACCTGAACATTTCCCAAACAAACCATTAGTTCAAATCTTCTGGGGATCACCAGAGGAAAACAATTCTGCTCAAAGAAACTTTCAAGGCGGTGCAGCAGGTGACATTGTAAATCTGTGCGAAAATTATAACCTTCCAAACTGTAACTTTAACAAAGAGGTATTAGGAACCTGCTGCATTCAAATTAGTTGTGCAGATGGAGATATTGACACGCTGGACGATGACATCGTTGATTGTTATACATGTGTTGAAAATGTTTCTGATTGTGAGTGTGCAGCATTGAACAATGCTAGATCGTGTGGAGAGCATGACTGGTTACCCAATGTGGAAGAGAGTGAGTATAATCGATGTGAAAATTGTGTATGCACAGACGTAGATAGATCTAGATATCAAGTAGATGATGGTTGCATTGACGAGTCTACACCCATAAATAATAGGAATTCAGAGATTCCAGAAGAGGGTAATGACTAATGGCAACAAAAGGATATTTAGACTACGGATACGATCAAAATCGTGATTCCATATTTAATTTCAATGATCTTGGTAGAATCATATCTAGTAGTCCGATTAACCAAAATAATTTCATGTACCTATCTGGTTATCCCCTAAACTTTGTAGGATTCAAAGCAAACCCATTCACAATGTCTGGTTCGGATGATTTAGAGGGCGGTATAAGAAGAATTATGCAGCCTGGAGCGCCTGGAGATCATTTCTTAGGAAACGCTGGAAACATAGATGGTGTAATTGACTGTAACGAACAAGACGGCGGGAGTCGGGGACCGCGTGAAAACTTTAGTATCGATATCGATGGTGATGGGACCGCTCTACGTTTTGGTCAGCATAAGGTTAACTCTTGTGTTACTGGAGTTAATACCATTGGCACACCTCGAACATATAAAATTGCGAAAAGAGTCTTAATACAAATAGGACACTTCCAACCACACTATAATCAGTGCGGGGAAATGCTAAATCCACCAGAGGAATATACGGTTCGTGTTTTCGACGAAGAAGGTTTTTATGATATACCAATCCAAGCAAGACACGGTGGACTCGGTATAGCAGGTGGTCGATATCGTGCCTCAAGGAGTAATAATCCTGGCGCATGTGGTGTTCCTGATTCTGTTCCTGATGTGGGTAGTCCAAATGATTTTGTTGTTGGTATGACCAATTTAGATCTTTGTATATACATCACAAAAACTGATATACCCGATACGGTCCCCACTTTGAAATTGTTACACCCTGATTGGGTTGACAAGTATATGAACGAGGAAACAAATCCAGATACCGCTCAGTCCCAAAGACTCGCTGTATTAATTGATCAGCATGTTCGTCCCATGATTGTATCCGTAAAAACAAGAAGCGGTTTAAATCCAGGCTCATTCGAAACCCAAAGGTTTGATTTTCTCGATGGGTCTTTTGAAGACTATAATCAAACTAATATTACCGTACCTAGTCCTCATCATCGTAGATTTAGTATTAACATAACATCGTTTCAAAATAGTCAAGCAAATGCTTACTCTGGTGTATTTCAGAGTGAATATTTTACCAAGGGATCAAACAATACATTTTTTAACATAACTAATAATTCAATCCCATTCGAAGAGGGATTAAATACGATTACACTTCAACACACCACATATGTTCCGAATGAAAAAGCATTAACAGATGTGAGATATGATTTTAGAGATGCATGTGTAAAAATGAGTATATTCGATCCCACGAATGACACGGAGGGAAGTGGAGATCTCATTCTCGGTGACTCTGGTTCATGCATTATTGTTGCACTGGGTGATGGAACTTTTGGACTCTTAGGAATAAAAGGAACTGGTGGCCCAGGCGTGACTCCGTGGTTTGAGTATGGTTTCATGGAGGGATTGGACTATCTCACCGAATCATATGGTTTAACCGAAGATCAAAAGCCAGTATATGTGACAGAAGAAAATTATTCATTCGAAGATTATACAACCACAATTTTAGATAGACCATCACTTGGTTATAAGATCTATAAGTCTGTAATATCTGAGAATGGTCCGTGGTATGATATAACCAATCAAATTTTTGTGTCTAGAGAAATTTATCATGATGAAAACACAGATGGTGTGCGTTGTATTGACCCAACTGTTCCTTGTTATACAACACACGAAACCTTTACGGACGAATATGTAGTTGAGGGAAATACTTATTACTACTACGTTACGTCACTTGATTTAGATTCAAACGATTCGATCATTGAGTCATCTCCGAGTAACGTAGCAATTTTGCAGATTCCTTATAACTCTGATTGGTCAGACGATAGAAAACTTTTTGTTAGTCACAGTGCATCAGCGGCAGATGCTGCAATATCTGCCGCTCCAGCGAATCAAGTGAATCTTCAGATTCCAGATGCAGGAAACAGATCAACCGAACATACGATCATGGAAGGTTGGAGAGGTGGAGATTATCAAAACTCTGTGCCGTTCTTTGGTAACTTACCATCTGGTGGAGCGTATCCACAAGGTGGATTGTTTCCAAGACCACAATATCTTACTAATCCAACATTCCTACGAATGGATGGTGGTAATGTTGGAAACTCTGGAATATATGAGTGTCCTTTACCAATCGAGAGTCACTCGTTTCCGTATGCGATGAGTTTACCCTATGACGACTTTGATCCTAGTCAGTTGAATCAATCTAATTATGTTCTAAAGATTTTTGCTGCATCAGATCAAGATATGGACGCATTTAGAAATAACGTGGGAGTCTTGAATTTATCGAGGTATGATGATGAAGATTTTTATCAGCCATATTATCACTCAAACATAAAACCTGCTTTCACCACATTCCCAAATCTTAGCGTTTTAAGAATGAATCCCGCTGGTTATGGTAATCACAGAAATGTTTATGGTGAAGACTGGGAAACGTCAAACACTGGTCAGATCACTGGTAATTCGTCAACGTACATCGGTTACTACGTTGGAAAATATTTAGAGAGTGATTTGACATCAACGAACTTAAGTGAAGTATCACTCAAAGATTCAAGTGTGTCTGCAAACTTTGATAAACTTGAATATTTAAATGTTCCGTCTCTCTCTAATCTCCAATACTTAGACGTATCAAATAATGAATTGTATGTTATTGAATTCAATAATTCATTCATAATACCAACTAACATACAAACTTTGAACATATCGAATAACAATATTGGATCAAATGCGACTAATGCAGGGGGTAAATGGTTACTTGATTCAAATATTCCACAACCCGTACTTAGGGATCAATTAATCTCCATTAACAGTTCAGAATTAACGAACTTAAATTTTAGTAAAAATAGTAATTTACAGGTTACTTTAAATGGTAGTCACGAAAGTTTAGAGACGGTCAGATGTTCTGAGTCAAGGGGTATGCAGGCTAATATCGATGCATTACTTCCTAATCTTAAAACGTATATCGCAGAGAATAACACTGCACCAAATGTAAATTTCCAACACACATCACTTCTTCGTACAATAAATGTTAAAGGATCTAATAACTTTCGCACAATTTCCGTGAGGGATAGAGACACATGCTCTGGTTTTGGATCGCTACGAACAGTAGATATATCAAATACAGATGTACGTTCTTTGAATTTGCGTTATCTCAATGATGATATTGCTGGTTGGGACGCGAGGTATGCTGGTTCAAACGCTGGTGAAATTGAAGATGAACTTTCATCTGAGCCTGGACGCTTTGGATCACTTGCGGCTAACATAGAGTATGTGTACGCACAGAATTCGAACCTTGAGAGATTATATCTTCCCTCACACAATCAATTCCCACAAAGTTCATGTGGAAATATTGATGGTTTCGGTAACCCAAATGTTGACTCTGAACTTCAAATCGTTGATGTGAGTAATACTAGACTCGGTGTAAATGGTAGTCTTGAATATTTCTTTTCACAGGCTGTTTTCAATCCATCGGGTTATCCAGATCAATTCATTCTTACGGTGAACGCTACAAATATTAAAGATCAAAATGGAAATCCAGCAACATTATCCTTGACACGATATAATCAGATCATAAACTCATGGAGTGCTGCTGGTAAGAATATTAGTTTAAATGTTGATGTCTCTTAGGAGTAATTATGGAAAATAAAGACAAGAGTTTTACAAATTCATCTCTCAAAGAAAAGTTTGGTATGGCAAAAAACTTTGCTCAGGCTTTAATTTCAAGAGGAGTTTCAAACAAAAAAACAGATGAGACAACTAAACGTCTTCGAGTTTTGAGTTGTCTTGGAGACGGGAATGACTTACCGCCTTGTGAGTATCTGCGTGAGAGTTCAAAAGATCCTACCAAATCATACTGTGGTGGATGTGGTTGTGGAGACAGAAAAGGAACGTGGTTGATAGCGGAAGCAAATGAATACAGTAAACTTGATTATCCAAAAGTTCATTGTCCTTTACAGATGCCTGGATTTATAAACTATGAGGAGAGTGAACCAGATGAGGCGAATGATCCGATTACTCGTAGGTACTATATCGAGCAAATGACCGATGATCAGGTCAGTAAAATAGTGGTAAATATTCCAGATCCCCCAGAGCCTAAAGCAGAACCGAAAGAGGATTAATACTCTGTCTTATACATACTCTAGAAGGAGTTATGTATGGCAGCACCCTATTCCGCTGATACTCTAATCGATTACGCTTTTCGTCGATTAGGATCACCTGTTATCGATATAAATGTTGATCGTCAGCAAGCAGAAGAAAGACTTGATGACGCTTTACAATATTTTTCTGAGAGACATTTTGACGGTGTTGAGAAACACTACTACTCACACAAAGTAACTGGTGAAGATCGCACCAATGGTTTTATCAACTTAAGTGGTTTGACCTCTGGTAGTGCTGGTGGTTATACAGGCGCTCCAGCAGGATCAAACATTTTGACAGTAAATAAAGTAATGCCTTTTGGGTCAGCGACATCGAATATGTTCAATGTCCGTTATCAAATGTCATTACATGACTATTTTGGTATAAATCGATCTACCCACTATGGGGTTGGATTGGGACTCGCATCTTATGATTCAACTAAAAGTTTTATTAATTTAGTTGAGCAATTGTTCGACACAGAGAAAAACTTTCGTTTTAGTAAAGTAACAAACAAACTATATGTTGACATGAACTGGGAAGAAGATATAGACATAGGTGATTATATTTTCTTCGAAGCGTATGCAAAATTAGACCCAGTAACACACACTGAAATTTATAATGATAGGCTGCTCAAGGAGTATGTCACCGCACTCATAAAACGACAGTGGGGTGCAAACTTATCTAAGTTCGATGGAGTTCAGTTGCCTGGTGGTGTGACCATTAGAGGTGCAGAGATTTTCAGTGAAGCGAACGAAGAGGTTAGAAACATCGAGGAGAGAGTGCTTCAAGAGTATGAACTCCCTGTTGATTTCTTCATAGCGTGAGGTAAACTATGCCTAGGAATCCCTATTTCAAAGATTATACAGGTGAGCAAAACGTCACTGAAGATATCACCATTGAGATGATTCAAACAATGGGTCGTGATATGGTTTATATTCCAAGAAACAGGGTGAGCAAAGATGATTTGTTCGGTGAAGACATCTCTACAAAGTTTGATTCTGGATTTGATCTAGAGATGTATGTTCAAACAGTTGACGGTTTTGAAGGAGAAGGCGATGTCATCTCACAGTATGGTTTACAAATCAAAGATAGGATGGAATTGATCGTTGCTCGTAAGCGTTTTGAAGAAGAGGTAAAGGTTTTTACTGGTCAGGAAAGACCACTTGAGGGTGATCTAGTTTTCTTTCCTCTCTCAAAGACTTTATTTGAGATAAACTTTGTTGAACACGAGAACCCTTTTTATCAATTAGGTAAACTCTACACATATAGATTATCATGTGAAATATTCACTTACGATGCAGGTCAAGAGTTAGATACAGGTATCGCAGATGTAGATCAAATCGAAGACGATATCAAATCACTTAGTGGTAATGACGTTACGATTAATGATACTGTTGACGGAACATCTTCAGGTGACAATGATACATTCGATACTCTAGATGACGACATCTTTGATTTCAGTGAAACTGATCCGTTCTCGGAGGGTGGTTACTAATGTTTCGTCCATTTTACAATGAATCAATTCGTAAACTAATCGTAGCGTTCGGATCGTTATTTAACAACATCCGTATATCAAGCACAAACTCTAGCGGCGATGAGCAGTTCATAAAAGTGCCTCTCTCATACGGTCCAAAAGAAAAGTTTATTCGACGTATCGAGGAAGATAGTTCTATTGGTAGTAACAGTAAAGTCCAAATGACTCTACCTCGTCTTGGTTTTAATATCACAGATATGACATATGATGGGTTACGAAAGAGAAACACTTTACAAAAGAAGTATCACTTTCCCACAGGATCTACTGGTGGATTACCTGCGTATGAATACTCTGAGGTTCCATACAACTTTAATATATCGTTGTATGGGTTCACTCGCTCAATGACTGACGCACTACAGATCACAGAACAGATATTACCTTATTTTACTCCAGAGTTTACAGTAACTGTCAACTTCGATAAGGATAAACATCCTAAAGTTGACATACCCATAACACTTAACAATGTAACGATTGAAGAGGAGTATGAGGGCGATTTAGAAGAAAGAAGAAGAATAACCACACAATACGATTTTACACTCAGGTCATATGTGTTTGGAGAAACAAAACGTCAAAATATTATTCTTTACACTGAGTCTACATTCTTTGAATTAATCGGAGATAATCATCTTAGGTCTGGACCTACAGGTGCTATTAGTAGAGTTGACGTTGGTGTGAGTGGTCCGTCAAGTGGAGCGGGTGGATTTAGTGCAGGTAACTTCATTACATACACGAACACTTACACAAGAGGACCATCTGGTACAGGTTTCACTGCTGGAACAAGATATATTGACTTTGAAGGTAATACATATGAGGGTGCAACATTTAACCCACCCAATCCATAAGGAATGAATGATGAATGAAAAAAATGTAGAGGGTATATCAAAAGCACTCGATGTTGACTACGAGGAAAAAGAAACCCCAAAAAATGAGATGGTCAAAAAGATCGATAGTCTTCCTGTTTCGAAGGATAGACTCGATAAAGATCTAGGTAATGATTACAAACATGTTCGTGGTAATCTAAGAGATCTTATTGATGTGGGTCAGGACGCAATTGATGGTATATTAAGTGTTGCACAAGATAGTGATTCGCCTAGAGCGTATGAGGTCGCAGGTCAA